GCCAATGACCTCCGGGTCTTTCCTGCCCATCGAGGATTGGATCGCCCGCTTCGATGACCCCGAATCCATCCTGTTCCGCAGCGACCGCACCGATGGAGTCTTCGTCCGCATCAATCCCTTCCGGCCCAGCCTCTACAGCGGCTCCGACAATGATGTGAGCGCGTACCGCCATGTCCTGGTAGAGTTCGATGACAAGCCCAAGGCCGAACAGGAACAGCTCCTCCGCTCCTCTGGTTTACCCATCAGCGTACTCATCGATAGCGGTGGCAAGTCGATCCACGCATGGGTCCGGGTGGATGCACCGTCCCGCAAGGAATGGGATGCCCGCAGGGATCTCATCTACAGCAGCATCCCCGGCGTCGATCCCAAGAACAAGAATCCATCACGCTTCTCCCGGCTCCCCGGAGCATGGCGCGGAGATCAGAAGCAGAAGTTGTTGGCCAACAACCTGGGTGCGAACTCATGGGAAGAATGGCTCACGGATCGTGAGACCGATGATGACAAAGCTACTGTAGTCACGGTCAAAGACCTCATCAACTTCGATCCAGATAAAGACCCGGATAACCTCATCGGCAAGCGGTGGCTCACCCGAGGATCCTCCATGATCATCTCCGGTGGCACCGGTATCGGTAAGTCGTCCATGATGATGCAGATCGTCATCCGCTGGGCTCTAGGCAAAGACTTCTTCGGCATCACTCCAGTGCGCCCACTCCGCATCGGTATCGTGCAAGCCGAGAACGACAAGGGCGACCTCGCGGAAGCCTTCCGAGGCGTCGTTAAGGGGCTCAACATGGGCGTCAGCGACATCGCGATCCTTCAAGAGAACCTTCACTTCCGCACCGAGGCCGTCCGCACCGGAGACCCATTCCTGGCCTACGCAAAGCGATTCATCACCCGATCCAAGCTCGATGTCATCATCGGGGATCCGCTCTTCTCCTACTTCGGCGGCGATCTCAGCGACCAGGGAGAGGTCAGCGTGTTCCTCCGCAACAAACTCCAGCCCATCCTGCACCAGACCAAGGTGGCTTGGATCTGGATGCATCACATCAGCAAGACGCAGCGCAAGGACGGAGAGCCCATGACCACTATGGAACTCGCCCACGCCGGATTCGGATCGTCCGAACTCGCCAACTGGGCGCGGGAGATAGCGGTTCTCCATGAAGTAGGCCAGTCGAAGCCCCGGCGGTTCCAACTGGCCTTCTGCAAGCGGGGATCAAGGCTGGATGCTAACTCACTACATCTTCAGCATTCTCCCAAGGGTATTCTGTGGGAGCAGTGGAATCCCATGATGATGACCGGGGCGCAACTGAAGGAGCCGAAGCCTTTTGCTCGGCCTCAGCGAGGGCGGCGCGCATAGCCTTGAACCAATCCTCTCCATCAGCCGCTTCCTTCTCGGGGGGAGCGGCTTGTTGCTGTTCGGGTTCGGACTCGGGTTCCGGTTCCGAGTCGGCCACCTCCTCATCCCTCCTGCCACCCCTGCGACGGCGCAGTAAACCAACCTCGCCCTTCACCTTGCGAAGCTCCGATCTCAATGACGATAAATCACGCTTCATCTCAGTGATCATTGCTAATAGCATTGATACTTTATCAACTTCCTCAGCAGGAACCCAATCACACCCGCGCCACTGTCTATGAATACGATCATATACCAATACCGCGCTCTTCAGATGGCGCATCGAATCAAACGCACGAATCGCACGGCCCAATTCACACCGGAGATTCTCGCGGATGTGGGTCACGACCTCGGATCGAGTGGGGTCCGCATCGTGCCGCATGGGCGGCATCAATCGGAACATGGCGCGGAGGGTGGAACCGTTGTCTAAGTAACTCATGGGAGAACCAAGGTAGCTTCTCCCAGAACACCCGTCAAGTATCCAGAAGGAACTTCCGATCACGGTAGCAGAAAGTTCTCAGCCCCCCCCGCTATCTCCCCTAAAAGGGAGTCTTAATACTCCCTTAAAAGGGAGTCAAAAATAGCAACGCCGAGACGCTGCTGGGGGCGTTTTAAGACGCCCCCGCGCTCGGCGGCCATTTTTGAGAACCCCCGATTCTGGATTGCGAAGTATCGGGTTGGATGGAGGATGGAGGATGTGGATTGCTGGAGCGGAAATGGGTCGCCAGTGCGTCGGATGGCGGCTTCCGCATAGATTTGCGAACGAGGGTTTCTGACCGCCAGAAAGGACGAGGCTCCGGGATGGTGTTTTGCCGCTTGCAAATCCATGTTCGGAGCCTCAAATGCTCGTGATGAAGTTCTCAAACGTCAAAACCACCGAGCCGAGCAAGGAATTCCTGGCCAAACTTGAGTCTTGGGTGCCACACCACTTCCGTTTCGGATCGTGGTCCACTTGCTTCTACTGCGGAACTGAGCCAACCGATCGCGACCATGTGGTTCCGTTCTCAATGCTATCATCTGAACGACGACAAGGAAATGTAGGTGCGTACTTTGGTATCACCACTCCATCATGCCATGAGTGCAATAACATATTATCAGACCTGTTCTTTGAGACGCTTCATGATAGGTGTGAGTATGTTAATAAGAGAATCAGAAGGCGTTACTCTAAGCTATTGCACATGGAAACATGGCAGGATTGGGAACTGAATGAGATCAAAGGCAAACTTAGATCCTATGTTATGTGCAAACAATCAGAGAGAAACGTAGCTGTTGATCGATCTTCATGGCAGTTCAAGGAAGAATTCACCAAGCTGTTCGAGCAGTCTTTCGATCAGGCCAAGTCGGAATACCCCGATAACAAGAATCTCATTGAGTTCATGAGACCAAGATGGATGTAAATGGACCGTCACCCATTGGCGATCAGCCGGTAATGGGGCGTTGGATAGACCCCACGGCTCCGGGACATGATTCGGAACTTGCGGCATTCCATCAGCCCAAGCTTGGCGGATTTGCCCAGAACAATCCCCGCCGCGTTATGGGTCACATTCCACTCCTGGGCCCATTGGGCCGCCGTCTTCCAGCCATCCGGCACTTCTTCAGCTTGGTTCGATATTGCCAGCCTCAGCTTCCTCAGAAGCTCGGCAGAACCCAGTTCTTCTCGTTTTGTGGCCATTGATGTAGATATAGTTGTGCGCTGTTAATTGTATACTCTCCAAATACAATACCGTGGGACCATGCCAGCGTTGAACGCCTCTTTGATGCGTAATCCATAGACGGGATATTCGCTAATGTACCTACGCAGAAACCAATAGGGGACGATTGCGTCCTTCCAGTTGATTGGCCTGCTCGATGGGCATGGGCAATCACGCAGTTACCGAACGTCTCCGCCGAATCCCGGATGAAGTTCTCACCATACAAGATCCCGTGACCCCACTTGTAACCTCCAAGCTTGTAGAAGGAACGGTCCATAGCGTCGTTGTACTGGATGAATGTGTGGCAGTGCTTCTGGATCGGTGCCAGCATCCGCTCCCACACCGCTTCCGCAAAGCCCCGCACCACCGCGTTGTGATGGTTCAAGTACTTCTTGGCCCGCTCATCATGGTTCCCAAGCGTGAAGACTGTTGGTCTCAATTCATCCAAGAACTTTGCTCCCTCTTGGATGTCGTCGAGATAATCGTCCGCATGATCCGAATCGTCAGGGTTGGATAGCGATCCCGCACGGAGCGAGGCGAGATCATAGGCATCCCCCAGATGAATCACCTCATGCGGCTTGAACCGCTCCCGGAACAACAGAACCGCCGCCAGCGCATCCTTGTTCGCTCGGTTGCCATGACTGCAACCAATAGCCATCACTCTCTTCACACCCATGCCGCGACAAAGCATAAATTGCTCAAACCAACAAGCGGTTTACGGTCTACCGCACCATTGTAACTAGGGCCGATTCCCGATTCCCGATTTCTGGTTTCCGAATTCCGAATTCCGTATGGCATATGCAAGATCTGGAATACCGCACCATGACACCGCATGATCCCGAAACAGATTTCGGGATGATACCGGCAAGGTCGCAGGGGATGTAACGGGGTGGGACATGGGATGTCTTACCATGGAGTGCTATGTAAATAACCTGGCGGATGGTAGGGGGGCACGAAGGAAGGGATGGCCTACTAAGGAAGGAAAAACGGGCGGGGCGATGGACACTATCGGTGCAAAGAAAAACCCCGTAGGGGGGAACCTACGGGGCTCGGCGATTGGCTTGGATTAGTTACCGGCGAGCGCGGAGAGAATCAGAAGGAGGGTGAAAAGTAGACACAGCCCAAGGTAGCCTAGGACACGCAACAGGGGCTTCACAGTGCGGCCTCCCAATTCTCCTCAATCCATCGATGGATTGTTTCGACTGTCTCGTCGCAGTCGCAGTGAACACCGCATCCAGTCGGGTTTTGGACGCGATCAAATCGGAGTTCCACGAACTCTCCAAAACGGGATTCTATCATCTCTTCGAGGTTGTCCAAGATTCGGGATACGTCACGGGCAGTCGCGGAACTTCCCCAATAGGACGGCTCCGTCGGGAGTTGGATTAGGACGGTATTCATGGGTTCAAAAGGACTGGATGACCACACCTCCGGTGAATTCGACGACTTGCGTGTGTTCGCGGAGCCACTCCAGAGCCTCAGGCTCGCAGTCGGTATCGTCCCCGCAGACTTCATCGAAACCGTATTCCTTAGCAGCCGCAAGCGCGGACGGGTACTCGGCCCACTCGCAGCAGATTCCAACGGTATCGAGTTCCAACTCCACTCCGCAGTCTTCCTCGTAGGATTCGAGATAATCGAAAAGAGCGAAAAGAGCGGGGCGGCTGAATTGGGTTTCCCTCCCGCAAACGCGGAAGGATTCGACGAACTGGTAACTGGTAACAGTGGTTTTCATGTTGTTGAATCGGGCAGCGATTGCCCGCCAGATGCTGCCGGTTTCCCGACAGCACCGGACGGGAAATCAGTGCGCGTCAATTGCCCTGCCCTGACGGGCTAAGTCGAAACAATCGAACCGCTTGAACAAATCCGCGAACCGTTCCCACTGCCACTCGGACGGAGGCCGAACCGGTTCAAGTTCTCCAGATTCGGAAACCACGCACAGAACCGGAGTCACGCGGATAGATGAGATGAGGACTTGAGATTCGACGTTGAACGCGAAGTCCGGACACCAGTGGCCGAGTGGACCGCCAATGGTTCCCATCGTCTGAGTTGTCTCGAATCCCGCACAGATCGAATCGAGGAACTTGAAAGCGGTTTCCCGATCGAAAAGGCCGGACATCTGGACATCCGAGATACAAGCCCAGAAAGCTTCGCGCCCGAACTTTTCCTTGAGCTTGCGGCAGATTTGAAAGCGGGTTTCCCCGCGCACATCGTCCAAGCGGTTCAAGATTTCACGCGGAATCGAACCTTCCTTTGCAAGGTAACTGTATTCCGAGTCAAAGGGTTCGGACGGTTCCACCGGAAGTCCCGGCCAAGCTTTTAAGACATCCGGCAAGGTAGTCTCGCAGGGATGCCACTCGCACAAGTCCGGATGCTCTCCTGAGAAGCTGGCGACGATTGAAAAGCCGAGGCGGTATTTCAATTTGTACCTCCCATCAAAGCCTCAGCTAGGAGCCAAAGGATCGGGAGGAGGAGGAGGTTGAGCGCGATGAACGCTAGGAAGGCGCGAAGTTTATGGGATTTTTTCATGGTGTTTTGAGGCTCCAATCGTTGGAGCGCGGGGAGAGAATGCAATGGGAGACAATCCTTTGCAACGGAAAACGACATAAAAGGGAAAATAAATTCTCGGGTATGCTTTGTGGGGCAAAGTGAACCCATGGAAGAACACCAGGTTCAAAAGGTTAAAGGAAAGGGAAGCAAGGGAGGGAAGATAGGGAGACCGCAGAAAACCCTTTCAACGGATCAGGTAAAAAGAGCAATCGAAGCCGCACGCTTGGGAATCCCTGCGGAGCGTATCGCGATCGGCTGCGGGTTTCATGATGGTGGGAATACTTGGGCGCAGTACCTGATCAGGAATCCTTCCTTTGCTGATCAAATACGGGAAGCGCAATTTCAAGGAGAACTAGAACTTGCAAGCGTAGTACGCTCCGCAAGCAATGGCTGGCAAGGTTCCGCTTGGTTACTGGAGAGAACCAGGGGCTACGTTGCTAGAGCTTCACTAGAACATACTGGGAAAGGCGGTAAGGAATTATCAATAAGCGGTAGTCTGCTAGGGGCATTCGGTGGACAGTCTAAATAGGATAGCGTATACGAATAAGCGGCTATAGCAATAGGACCACGGGGGAGGGGGACCACCCAGGTGGGGGGTGGTTGTTACCTTATACCCCCTCTCCCTCCCACAACCAATTTTATGGCAGTCAAGCAAATTAAGAAAAAGA